AAATAAGTGATTTACTCGATAAACTTTATCAAGAAAATGTAAAAGAATTTGAAGCAGCCGAAAAGGCAAAATTGGATGCGGCAAAAAAAGCTGCTGAAGAAGAAGAAGCCTTAAGACTGAAAACTATTGCAGATGAAAAAGCTTTACAACAAGGAAAGTTAGATTTTGCAAAGCAAACATTAGATGGAATTGCACAAATCACAGCTGCATTTGGTAAGAATAACGAAAAGACTGCGAAGCGTGCATTTCAAATTCAAAAAGCTATTAGTATTGCGCAGGCAACCATTAGCACATACGATTCTGCAAACGCGATATTTGCGAGCACAGCAAAGAACCCAATTACAACTATATTTCCCGGAGCACCATTTGTTGCTGCTGGTGTAGCGGTAGCTGCAGGTTTGGCGAACGTAGCAACTATTGCAGCACAGCAGTTTCAAGGTGGTAGTTCATCAGGTGGAAGTGGGGGTGGTGCTAATCCACCTTCATTCGGTGGAGGTGCAGGTGGTGCAACAGATTCACAGCCTGCCACGTTCAATCCATTTGCTTCGCAATTCGTAACAAATCGCCCTGATCAATACACGCCACGTGCATACGTGTTAGCGGGTGATGTATCGAGCCAGCAAGAGGTACGCGAAAACGTAGCAGATTTAGCAAGAGTAGGATAACCAATTTATATTTGTAACATGGAAAAAAGAAAAGTAGTTAAGTGTGTAATTGACGAAGAAGGCCGTTTAGGTATTACAGCAATGGGGCTTGTTGATAGTCCAGCAATCGAGGAAAATTGGATTGCATTAAGCAAGATGCAACTTGCCAAAGTAGATGACGAGCGTAGAATGCTGTATGGACCTGCATTGATACCGGATAAGGAGATATTGCGCTATGATGAGAAAGGCGAACCATACTATGTGTACTTTGAAAAGGCAACAGTGCAGGCAATCGCACATCAATTTTTCAAAAAGAATCTTCAGCACACTACCAATCTGCAACACGAAATACCAGTAACAGGTGTGACAGTTGTAGAATCGTGGTTAAAGGAAGGCAAAAACGATAAGAGCATCCAACTTGGATTGCCTGAGTTACCTGATGGCACATGGTTTATCGGAACCAAAGTAGATGAAGACCACGTATGGAATGATGTAAAGGAAGGCAAGGTGCGTGGCTACAGCATAGAAGGCTTCTTTAATGAAGTAGGTGTGGCTATGAGTGGGGTTAAGAATTACGAAGCCGAGTTGGTTCTGGAATTAGACCAGATACTTGGAGGTTTGGATAAATGATTTTTGCATATATTTGCCGAATCTCGTTCATTTGAGTGTAATAATTGGTTTTAGGTTTTAGATTAAAAAGATAGGGGCAAACGAGCCCCTTCTTTTTTTTTACAGCATGCAAGCACGCGAGTATTCCGCTACTGTCATTTTACTTGCTTTCGCATTTTTCATTACAGCCTTGTACTGCTTTTCAGTTAGTCTTACTGAAATCTTCTTTGTCATGAATTCAGGATTTGCTTTCATAATATGGGTATTTATTTATACTGCTAAGATAAGGCATGTGGATACATGTAACAAAATCGCGTTTTTGCTACTATACCTAAATTATAACGATGTCAAACATAAAAGAACAAATCAAATCCGTATTTGCAAAGTACGGCATTGAGCCGTCAAGCGTTGGTATCAAGTTCGAAGAAGAAGCTGCAGCAACTGAAGTAAAGTTTGCTGTTGAAGGTACTTTGAATGATGGTACTAAAATTTATTCTACAGCCAACGAATGGGTAGTAGGTGTGGATATCTACACTATGGATGCTGAAGGCAATCCAGTACCTGTGCCAGCAGGCGAGTATCTTCTCGAAGATGGTGTTACCAAAGTAGTAGTAGGCGAAGAGGGAATGGTTGCCGAAATCGAGCGTGAAGAACAATCTACTGAAATGAGCAGCGAGGATCTCGTAGCTGTTATCGGTTCATTATCGGAGCGTATCGCAGCTTTGGAAACTGAAAAGACTGAACTATCTGCTGCTGTAGAATCTGCAAAGAATGAAGTAGCAACAGTAAAGGCTGAACTTGCTTCAGTTAAGAAAGCACCTGCTGTTCCTTCAGTTAAATCGCAAGAATTTAAAAAGAATGTTGCACCGGTTGTTGCATCGAATGGTAACTCATTCAGCGACTTCATGGAAAGCATTCGCTCAAAAAAGTAAAATAATTCACCTCATAAATTTTAATTAAAAATGCCAACAACAACTTCACTCACCACCACCTATGCAGGTGAATTAGCTGGTGAAATCGTAGCAAAAGCTTTGTTGCAAAACGTATCTGCACAGTACGTTACAATGAAGCCAAACGTACCTTACAAATCAGTAGTACGTAAAATTGATGACACCGTATCATTTGCGGCTGGAACATGTGACTTTACCCCAACAGGTACTATCACTTTGACCGAGCGCATTTTGACTTTGGAAGAATTCCAAGTTCAGCGTCAAATCTGTAAGAAGGACTTCTTCATTGACTGGACTACTGCTGATGTAATGTCAGGTCGTGTAAACACACAAATTCAGGATGCAATCATTGGCCGTTTGGTTGGTGGTATTGCTGCTGCTAACGAAACTATCATGTGGTCAGGTGTAAACGCTACAGCTGGTCAGTACGATGGATTCGAGACTTTGATCAAAGCAGGTGGTTCAGGTGCTGTATCTGCTGGTTCAGGTGCACTTACTTCTGGTAACATCATTGCTACTATTTGGGACATCATCAACACTGCAAATTCTGCTGTTAAAGGTGCTGCTGAAAAGCCAGCTTTGTACATGGGACAGGCTGCATGGGAAGCTTACATGCAAGCACAGATTGCTGATGGCAATGGTTGGTACTTGACAGGTGGTCCTGAAGTAAACAAGCGTTTCGTAGGAATGTACGAAATCTACGTTTGTCCAGGTATGACTGCTAACAATATCATCTTCGCTCAACCAAGCAACTTGATGTTGGGTACATGGCAGGAAAACCAAATGAACGAAGTGTTCATTTTGGACATGCAGAATCTTGATGGTTCACAGAACGTTCGCTACGGTGCACGTTTCTACTTGGGTGCACAGATTGCAGTTGGTGAGGACATCACCTATTGGGGTGCATAATCAATAAATTCATAAAGGGGGTGTAACAGCCCCCTTTTAACCAACTAAAAAAATAATAATATGGCTTGTGAATTAACAACTGGCTTTACACTTGGATGCCTTGAAGGTATCGGTGGTGTTAAAGAAGTATTGATAGCGAACTATGAAGATTTCGAAACAGGAATCACTTACGGTGGTGCTAATGGCGAAGTAGATGGATTGCCTACTGCAACAATCTATCGTTACGTTCCATTTCGTAACTCAGGTTCATACGTAGAAACGGTGCAAAAGAATTTGGAAACAGGTACTCTGTTTTTCTCACAGGAAGTTGGATGGACTTTCGGTAAGTTGAACCAAGATATGCGCAATGAATTTTTGAATGTTGCTAAGGCTAAAATGATTGTGTTCGTTCGCACGAATGACGATCAAATTTTGCTCGTTGGCGCAGGTGAAGGTTCACAGCTTACAGCTGGTACTGTTCAATCAGGTGCGCAAAAGGCAGATTTGATGGGATATCAGGTTACTACAGTTGCAGAAGAACTTGCACCTGCTGTACACCTTGAGCCATTCACAACAGTTCCTTTCGATAACTTTGCTGGAATTACTGTAAGCCCTGCTTACTAAGAATTTGTTTTCCGTTCTGTGTGTCTTGTTGTATTGTAAAGGGGGCAGGTTTACACTTGCCCCTTTTTAAATAAAAGAATAAATGATTTATCTAACTACAAATACAATCAACCAGCAAGTGTACTTATCACTTGACGAAGCGCGACAGTATTACAGCACAGCATTTACGCACTATCTTATTGTTCTCACACACGAAGAAAATAGTACAACCGGGAATGACCTTGCACAGGTAGCCACGATTGTTAATGAAACAGTTCGTGTTACACAGCTTACTATTAGCACAGTTGGATTAACTTTGGCAGGTAGATACCGATACGAAGTGTACGGACAAAATTCATCCAGCAATACCAATCCTACCGATGCCGCAGTTGTTGGCATTGTTGAGCGTGGTTATGCTGTTTTAAATGACAACACAAGTTGGTTTGATGTGCCAATCAATACCATTCCAAACGATATAATCTATGAACCATAACGAATCAAATATAGTTTCGCTGAAGCTCAGTGAATACGTAGCAAAGAGCGATGCGGAAAAGGTAGACCGCAAAGGTTGGGTAAACTACGGAGATGCAAACGACTTTCCGCAATACCTACGTGATTTATCACACGAATCACCGGTGCATGGTTCACTTGTTGTTGCCATTGGCGACATGATTGCAGGCAAGGGCATTCAATCAGAGCAATATCAGGCCGAATTAGACGCGTTGAACATCGATACTTTAACCTATGCAGCCGCGCATGATTTAAAGTTGTTTGGTGGTTTCTACATTGAAGTAATTTGGAGCAATGACAGAACGGTTATATCAAAGCTAAACGCTATACCATTTGAAGAATGCCGCATTGCAGTGAATCAAGATGACGATACTGAAATAGGAATTTTCCACAGCTACGATTGGAGCAATACACGCAAGAAAAGAAATACTCCTGAATTCATACCGAGGTATAATTATTTGACACGTGAGCAAGAGCCACGTCAAATCTATTGGTGCTTTACTTACACTGGTAGCGATGTGTATCCACGCCCTGATTATTGGAGTGCGATTAACTACATCGAGTTAGACAAGCAGATATCTATATTCCATATCAACCAAATTTCAAACGGTTTATTCCCTTCTACAATCATCAACTTCTACAATGGTCAGGCAACACCTGAACAGAAGCAGCAGATGATGATGGATTGGGAAAACAAAATGAGTGGTGCGCGTAACGCTGGTAAGGTTGTTATGTTCTTCAATGAGCGCGATCAACCTAAGACCGAAATAACGCCGTTCCCTGTAAACGATGCAGACAAGCAATATGCATTGATGAATGATACAGCGCAGCAAAAGATTATCACCGCGCATCGTGTGACTACGCCACTGCTTTTCGGTATACGCGAGAATACAGGATTCGGCAGCAACAAAGATGAAATGGCTGTTGGTTTGGAGATATTCAACAAACAGGTGATTGAACCGTATCAGGCAAAGATTAACTATAGCTTAGAAGAATTATTGAGCAATCAAATGCCCGGTGTAACCTTTGAGATTATACCAAACACACCATTGGCTGTTGAGCAAGCTGAAGCTGTCGCAGATTTAACAGGTGGAACTACTACCGATGTGGCTGCTACTGCTTTAAATGGTGCGCAGATTACTTCACTTGTAGATATCGTAATGCAAAGTGCTTCGGGTGCTGTTCCTGTGACCAGTGCAAAGGCAATCGTGCAGGCTGCATTCCCAACTTTGCCACCTGCCACTATCGATGCAATCTTCGCCGATGTGTTACCCGGTTCATTGTTGCCTACGGAAGTGATTCAATCTAGTGTTGAGTTAAAAAAAAAAGTAGCTGCTGCTCACTTTCATGAGAGCACAGTAGGCGATGCATTAATTGCACTTGGTGAAGATGCATCCGAAGATTGGATATTGATTGATGCATATAACGCTGATGAAGAAATTGAACATGAGTTTGCAGTGCGTACAGGTGCGGCAAGACCAGCGGCAAAGAGTGAGCAAGATGAAGTTATCGATGGCAAATACTTTATTACTCGCTATGTTTATGCAGGTAGCTTTAGCCATCCTGATATGCGCCCATTCTGCAAGAAAATGATAGAAGCAGGCAAGCTATATCGCAAAGAAGATATAGTTTCGATGGAGAATGTAGCAGTCAATCCGGGTTGGGGCCCTGAAGGTGCAAACACTTACGACATTTGGTTCTACAAAGGCGGTGGAAATTGCAAGCATTTTTGGGAGAAGCGCGTGTATGTAGATGCAAGCGGTGCGAAAATAAATCCTAATGATCCTGATGCAACACGAATCGCAGTTTCACTTGCTGAACGCATGGGCTATAAAGTGCGCAATAACTCATTAGTTGCAAAGCTTCCTGAAGATATGCCTTACAACGGCTTCCTTCCAACAAATCCTATTTACGGCAATCAATAATTAAAACTATGGCTGAAGTATTACTAATATCCGAAAACTACGTGAAGAAGTACACTACCATCAACGGCAGTGTAGATCCAAACCTTCTTTACCCATCAATCTATTTGGCGCAAGACAAATGGCTACTTCCCTTTTTGGGAACTGACTTGCTGAATAAGATAAAAGATGACGTGGCTAACAATACCATTGCAGGAAACTATCAAATACTGCTGGAAGATTACATCCAAAAAATGCTGCTTTGGTGGGTGATGGTGGATGTTACACCAAATCTGTGCTATCGCATGGACAACGGCACGCTGGTACAACGTCAAAGTGAAGACACCGTTCCTGTTTCGGACTTGGTTATGAAAGATATGATTGACCGGGCACGTCAAAACGCGGAGCATTATACCACTTTGCTTGTCGATTATTTGTGTGCTAATAGCAGTTTGTTTCCTGAATACTCAACTTCACAGTGGCCTGACCGTTCACCGCGCACAGACGTAACCAATACGCTCAACTATCAGTTTTCATCGGGCAATACAGCTACCAGCTTTCGCCCTACTTACTCACGTAACATCCTTAATCGCATACCATGAGTGATAAAAAAACACTGAAGCAGGAATACACTGAACGTTTGCGCAAGTATGAGCGTGAGCTATCACTTAAATTAAGAAGCAATGGCAACAAAGAAGCAGACAAAACCAAAAAGTGAACCGTCAAGTATTACTTACAAGTTGATTCGATACAACCTTCAGTTGTTCGATGGCTTGTGGTCAATACCGATAGCTTTTGCGCTGTTTATCATTGCAGGTACATTGAGTGCCGAATACTTTGGCGATGCGCTCATATCTACCGAATACGTGCAATACATTGTGCTGGCTTCACTCATCATGGTGTTTGCTAACTTCATTACGTTTTTAGGAATCCGTTTCAATTTTAAGGCACTACAACGCGAAGTTTATAGCAAAGAAATTAAGTATGAACTAAACACCTATCTAACCACATGGCAAAAGGTTGTCTTATATCTGCTCTTATATGCATTCTACTTTGCTGCATTCCTGTTTATTTTATGCATGCTGATGACGGCTACTGCGTAAGGGTAACGGCTGCATCATTCGTTGGTGTAAAGGAGAAGGGCGGAAATAACAAAGGTTTCAATGATGCTGCGTTGCAGGTATTGATGAAACAGGAAGGTTGGTTGCCCGGTTATGCGTGGTGTTCATTCTTTGTCATGGCTATGCTGAATGAGTGCGGCATACCTAACACCATCACGGGTTGGTCACCTACTGCATACAACCAGCGCGATGTAATTTTTACCGATGGTAAATTCAAGCAATCGTACAGCGATAAGGATGTGCTTGTAATGACATTAAGTTATTCCGAATTCAGGCGCAAAAGATTCAAGGCTATCGGTCACACTGGCATCGTGGACAGGGTAGGCAAGTATTCAGTGCGCACCATTGAAGGCAATACCAATGATCAAGGCATGCGTGATTCACGTTCACGCGATGGAGTGTATTACAAAATTCGACCATTAACCAAAAATCTACACATCACACGATGGGGCAAAAAGAACTAAGAAGGATTGTGCTGTACTTATCAGCAATCACAATAGCAGGTGTTATGATTATAGTAGCATTTAAAACGTGCAATGAGCCCGTAACAAATCCTGCTATAAAAAGGTTACAAGATGTCAATGATTCGCTCTATCAAATCATTGAAACCAATAACGCTAAAACGGACAGTCTATTCTTAAAAATTGACAGCTTGCAAATCAAACAGGACACAATAATCACAAAGCAACAAATCACCAATGAAATTTATCGCAATGAAACATATAACATTCTCTCTGGTTCTGCTACTGACAGCGATATCAAGTTTCGCTCAACCCTCAAAAAATCGGACAGCCTTCTCAAACAAGGATTTTACACCCGAACTTACAACTTACGACAGGCAGCTTTTCAATCTCAATTTCAATAGCATGTTGTATTGGTATGATACGGCATTGCAAATCGATTCGCTGTATCAAATGGAACGCTTGAAGGTTACATATTATTCGAAGATAACAGGCATTCAGGCAACGAGTTATGAAACCTTAGCCGAAATCTATAAAAACAAGCAAAGCATTGAAAAGGCTATTGCAGTTGAAAAGCATAATGAAATAGGTGAATTGAAAAAAAAGAACAGACGGTTAATAATTACTAACACAGCACTCACACTTGGTATCACAGGGCTAGCTTTTTCTACTATATATTTTGCAATCCTATGAATATGGCATTTGAATTACGTGATGTTATTACAATTATCGGTGCAGCTATATCACTTGCATCGCTTTATTTCGCTTTGAAGCGAAGTGTTGACAAGGTATCTGGCAATCTTGCTAGTATTGAAACGTTTCACAAAAGAGAAATTGAAATGATTAATGACGCAATCAAAGAACAAAAGACTGAATTGAATTCAAAGAATGCAAAGCTCGAAGGGAAGATTGATTCGATTCAATCACACATAGCGCAAATCAGCACATCACTTGCTGAATTGAATGGCTATTTGAAGGCTAAATAATAACTGATATGGATACAATAGGTCGTGAGAAGTACCATCGTGAAATACATGATGGAACAGGATTCCTTTCGCATCGCGTTCGCGCAGTGATTGAGAAGTATAATCTAGACATGACGCTGGATTCATTAGAAAAAACCTATCGCAGATGGGTTACAAAGATGGATGCAAAGGAAAAGAATCCTGTTAGTCCGTTGCACAAGTTAGACAATCACATTTACGATTTTCAAACGATGGCAAATGAGTTAGTGCCCGAAGCCGCTAACCCACTTAACCTGCCACCATCGCAGGAAGCCAACTACAAACCTTTCAAGCTACCGATAAACCACAACAATATCCTGCTGCTGTCGGATATTCACGTGCCGTATCACAATATCCAAGCTTTAACGCTGGCACTGAAGTATGGTTTAGATAATGACGTGAATACTATTCTGCTCAATGGTGACATAATAGACTTTTACGCTATCAGTCGTTTTGAGAAGGATCCACGCAAACGAAACTTTGGGCATGAAGTACTAATGACTCGCCAATTTTTAGGCACGCTGCGCAAACTATTTCCGAATGCTGCTATCTATTACAAGTGCGGTAATCATGATGTACGCTATGACCACTACATCATGCGCAATGCTCCTGACCTTTTGGGCATGGATGAATTCAACTTTGAATCATTGATGCATTTGGATAAGTACAACATCACTTTCATACCGGATAAGCAGATTATTCATGCAGGCAAGCTTACGATTCTGCATGGTCATGAATTGGGTGCATCTGTATTCAGCCCGGTAAACATAGCACGTGGTCTATTTCTACGCGCAAAAGACAGCGCATTGTGTGGTCACCACCATCAAGCAAGCGAACACACTGAACCAAACATAAACGGCAAGATTACAACGTGCTGGTCTGTTGCCTGTCTATGCGAATTGCATCCTGATTACATGCCCATTAACAAGCACCATCATGGCTTTGCACATGTTCGCGTGTTGGATAGTGGCGATTTCGAAGTAAGCAACTATCGAATAGTAAACGGCAAGAT